AGGCTTAAGTCAAGAAGCTCAAGCTAGGCAAGCAGGCTTAAGTCAAGAAGCTCAAGCTAGGCAAGTAGGATTAAGTCAAGAAGCTCAATCTAGAATAGCTGGCTTAGGTCAAGAGGCAGAAGCTAGGCAGAGTGGATTAGCATTAGAAGCTAAGTCAAGAGAAGAGGCTATTGGTGCACTAGGATCTAAGCTAGGTAAACAACTACAGCAACAAGAGTCTGCTTTAACTCAAAGAATAGATAAAGGAAAGGAAGAAGTAGATAAACATCTAAGAGATATAGCAGCTACTATGAATTATCGTATGCTTGGTAACCAAGCGTTAGGTATACGTAGTAGAAGATCAGAAGCATTTAAAACTGGCGCATCATCTAGAGGCACAGGTCAGCTTTCTAGAGCAGAAGTTAACACGCTAAACATAGCCTAATAAAATGACAGCAAAACAAAGATATGATATTCTATCCAGTGATCGTTCACAATTTCTACGCATAGCAGAAGAAGGTGGTAAGGTAACCCTACCTTATCTCATTAGAGGCGAAGAGGAATACAATAAAGGAGGAGCTAAAAACCTTAAGACTCCATGGCAATCAGTAGGAGCTAAGAGTGTAGTAACATTATCAGCAAAGCTGATGCTTGCATTACTACCACCACAAACTAGTTTCTTTAAGTTACAGCTTGATGATTCAGTCTTACAGGATGGACAGTTCCCTCCAGAAGCTAAGTCAGAGCTGGACCTTTCCTTCGCTAAAATTGAGAGAACAATCCTTGAATCAATCGCTGCCTCAAGTGACCGTGTGGTCGTACACCAAGCATTAAAACACTTGGTTGTCGCAGGTAATGTATTGATCTTCATGGGTCAGCAAGGGTTAAAGATGTACCCCCTCAATCGCTTTGTGATAGAGCGCGATGGCAACGGCAACGTGATAGAAATCATTACGAAAGAACGTATCAGTCACAAACTATTAGAGAAAGAAGTACCACCAGAGGTGTTACAATACAAAGGCATCATGGATGTCAATAATCCTCAGACAGATACCACAGGAACTGATAAAGAGTGTGATGTTTACACTCATATCTTACGAGATAACAACAGATTCGTATGGCATCAAGAGGTTTATGATTATATTATCCCTGCTTCCAGAGGTAAAGCTCCAGTAGATATTACCCCATGGTTACCATTACGTTTTAATACCGTAGATGGAGAGGCTTACGGGCGCGGCAGGGTAGAAGAATTTTTAGGGGATCTGAAGTCACTTGAAGCACTCTCTCAGGCACTCGTAGAAGGCTCTGCAGCAGCTTCAAAAGTGATCTTTACTGTATCACCCTCGAGCACTACTAAACCACAGACCCTGGCGTCTGCAGGCAACGGTGCGATCGTTCAAGGTAGACCTGATGACATAGGTGTTGTACAGGTTGGTAAGACAGCTGACTTTAGAACAGCTTTTGAAATGGCTATGCAATTTGAGAAGCGATTATCAGAAGCATTCCTTATTCTAAATGTAAGACAGTCAGAACGTACTACTGCAGAGGAAGTACGGATGACACAGATGGAATTAGATCAGCAGTTAGGTGGATTGTATTCACTACTAACTACTGAATTCTTAGTCCCATACTTGAACCGCAAACTTAGTGTGTTCCAAAAGACAGGTGAGATTCCTAGACTACCAAAGGATTTGGTGAAGCCTACTATTGTAGCTGGTGTGAATGCTTTAGGAAGAGGTCAAGACAGAGAAAGTCTTGGTCAATTCTTAACTACCATTGCACAGACAATGGGTCCAGAAGCTATATTACAGCACATTAACCCAGAAGAAGTTATCAAACGCTTAGCAGCTGCTCAAGGTATTGATGTTCTTAACCTCGTACGTAGTATGCAGGAGATACAACAAGAACAACAAGCTATGCAACAGCAAGCAATGCAACTAGAACAGGATAAATTACAGGTTCAAGCTTTAGGTACGCCTTTAGCTGATCCAAGTAAGAATCCTCAGTTAGCAGCAGAGATAGATCCTAATCAACAAGTAGCTCAGGCACCTGAACCTAGTCCACCAGCTTAAATTATTTATACCCACCTATGACAGCAGAAGAACAGACATTAACAATGGATGAAACCACCCCTGAGTCGGGTCAGTTCTCTGAAGAAGAGATGGACTCACTCAAGGTTGGTGAAGAAATGTATAACGAGCAGGAAGGTTTACTTGCAGGTAAATATCAGAATGCTCAAGAACTTGAAAAAGGTTACATCGAACTTGAGAAAAAGTTAGGTGAAACATCAGAAGAAACGACCGAAGAAACAACCGACCAAGCTGAACCAAATGAAGATGAACCTGATGGTACATTTGTATTAGATAAGCTATGGGATGAAAGAGAATCTGGATTCACAGATGAAACATTAACAGAATTAGCACAAACTAACCCTGGTGAATTAGCTAAAGCTTACTTACAATTAAGAGCAAATGGTCCAGAAACCCCTGGATTATCTGAATCAGATATTACTGGTCTTAAGAATGAAGTAGGTGGTGAAGATTCATATAATCAAATGGTTAGTTGGGCAGAGCAGAACCTCACTCAAGATGAACAAGCTATGTTCGATGGAGTTGTGGATCGCGGTGATCCTGTTGCGTGTTTCTTCGCTATTAAAGTATTAGAAAGTAGGTATCTAGACGCAGTGGGAACAGAAGGAAGATTGATACAAGGTAAGCCACCATCTAGTGGAGGTACACAGTTCCGTAGCCAAGCTGAATTAGTTAAAGCTATGAGTGACCCACGTTATGATCGTGATCCTGCTTACCGTAGAGATATACAAGAAAAATTAGAACGATCAGAAGTTAACTTTTAAGTTATTCGTGCCGACCCGAAACTTCGTCCTCGGCCATTAACCTAATTTATTTTATCTTAATGACCCAAAGCAACGTATTCCCTAAAGAACCAAAGATGGAAGTTATCGAACCTCCAACACCACAGGAATATCTACAAAACGCTGAACGTGTAAATGGCTGGCTTGCAATGATTGGTTTCAATGCAGCAGTAGGCGCTTACATATTCACCGGACAAATTCTACCTGGAGTATTCTAGGTCAACACATTAACGCCGCGTCCGTTCATCCTTAATTGGACGCATGAAACCACATCATGGAACGGGGGTGTGGTACTTAGGAGGAATCCAATGAAAATAAAAAAGATTCAACTCAGGTATCGCGGCGTGCCATACACGAAAACTATTTAACATTTACTAATGAAAAGACTAGCACTCGCACTCGCCTCCACACTCTTTGCCGCACCGGTTTTCGCCGGTCCTTACGTGAACGTAGAGAGCAACGCCTCTTACACGGGTTCAGATTATGAGTCCCGTACTACTGACTTCCATGTAGGGTATAAGGATACTGTCGGCGTAGTGGATTGGTATGTACAAGGTGGCCCAGCTGTCGTAGCAACAGATGGTGCCGATGATCCTGATAATCAACTGTCAGGTAAGATTGGAGCCAATGTTGCAGCATCTGATAAGCTAGGTTTCTACGGTGAGATAGCCGTACAAACAGCTGATGGTGATGTAGACAATTCATGGGCAACAAAAATCGGAACTACTTATAATTTCTGATTTATGGCACATCAAAGCACTAAAGCACAAGCTTTCGTAACAACATATTCACCTCAACCTGAGATCAAAGAACCAGTGGATACTCTTCCTAGTGATGAGCAGCCGCCTGGTGTTGATGAAGACATGCCTCAATCATTAGAGGAAGCTCTGTTAGGTGAGTAAGTTTAATGAATTATGGTTAGGAGTTTTTGGACTCCTTTCCATTTTTCTTCTTATCGAAGTCTTACATGTGAATTATCACAGACAAGGTAAGGCTTGGTTAGAGGCACCTCAGTGTCGGACCTCTAACTAATTGGCATTTGGCCCTTACGAGGATACCCTTTTGCCGTCTAGACGGTGGGAAAGACCACAAAAAATAGCGCAAAAATTTCGTACGAAAGAAAGTAAACAATACAATCTTTAATAGATAATGGCTCATCAGAGTACGGATCTAACTACCAGTCTGACCCGCCCGGGTCAATCGAACGCGACTGGTGATGCTAGAGCTCTGTACCTAAAGCTATTTTCTGGAGAGATGTTCAAAGGCTTCCAGCATAATACGATTGCTCGCGATCTAATTATGAAGCGTACCCTTAAGAACGGCAAGTCATTGCAGTTCATCTACACGGGTCGCACCACAGCCGAGTTCCATACTCCAGGAAATGCTATCCTAGGTAACAGTGACGGCGCACCTCCAGTCGCAGAGAAGACTATAACAGTTGATGATCTTCTAATCTCAAGTGCATTCGTATATGAACTTGATGAAACACTAGCACACTACGATCTACGTAGTGAGATCAGCCGTAAGATCGGCTTCAGCCTAGCTGAAAAATATGATAGACTAGCTTTCCGTGCCGTAACACGCGGTGCACGTGCAGCTTCACCTATCACCAAAGCTAACTTCGTAGAACCAGGCGGAACACAGATTCGTGTAGGTTCAACTACTAACGACTCCGACGCATTTAATGCTCAGAATCTCACAACAGCCTTCTTTGATGCCGCTGCGGCACTAGATGAGAAGGGAGTAAGTCAGGATGGTCGTGTAGGTGTTCTTAACCCACGTCAGTACTACGCTCTTATTCAAGAAGTTGGTAACAATGGTCTCATCAATAGAGATGAGCAGGGATCAGGACTACAATCTGGTAAAGGCGTCGTAGAGATCGCCGGAATCAAGATTTACAAATCTATGAATATCCCATTCCTAAGTAAGTACGGTGTTGCTTACGCAGGAACCACTGGTGAAACCTCACCAGGAAACCTCGGTTCCTTCGTTGGACCTGCAGCTGAAGATGCTTCAGGTGCTACAACTGGAATCAACAATGACTATGGTACTGCAGCCGAACTAGGCTCCAAGTCCTGTGGTCTTATCTTCCAGCGTGAAGCTGCTGGATGTGTTGAAGCAATCGGACCTCAAGTACAGATTACTTCAGGTGATGTTTCCGTGATTTATCAGGGTGATGTCATACTGGGTCGTCTCGCCATGGGTGCTGACTACCTCAACCCAGCTGCTGCTGTTGAATTGTATGTAGGTGCTACTGCTCCTTCTGCATTCTAATTTTAAGGGGGGTTCTCACGACCCCCTTTTTTTATTCACAAATATTTATACCTATGGCTTTTCCTACCACTAACGCTACAGAAGAATTAGTTGCTATTAATCAAATATTGGCGAGTGTGGGACAAGCGCCTGTGACCACTCTCGATACTACCAACCCGGACGTTGCGATAGCTTACGATACATTGTTACAGGTTTCTAGAGAAGTACAGTCGGAAGGCTGGACATTCAATAAAGAATATGATTATCCAATGACTCCTAATACGGACAATGAGATAGTTATACCAAGTAACATGTTACAGATAGATTTACATAATAGAGAAGCAGACTATAAACAGTATGATGTTGTAAGGAGAGATGGTAAATTATATGATAGAGTAGAGCATACTAATAAATGGACCAATGGAGAAATGAAATGTGATGTAGTATGGCATTTCGATTGGGTTGATTTACCTATACCCATACAAGATTACATAACAGCTAGAGCAGCTACCTTTGTTGTTAGCAGAACTGTAGGCGACCAAGCCCTATACCAGATGTGTCAACAAAAGGAAGTATATTGCAGAGCTATGGCTCTAGAATATGAATGCAATCAAGGTCAGTTTACTTTCTTTGGTCATCCAAAAGGAGGTAATCATTACCAGAGCTATCAACCTTATGAGGCGCTTTCACGATAATGGCTACTGTTACTCAAACAATACCTGGTTACTTAGGTGGAGTATCTAAACAACCAGATGATAAGAAATTACCAGGTCAAGTTGTTGATTGTATCAATGCCTATCCTGACCCTACCTTTGGTTTAACTAAACGACCTGGTTTTAAATTCATTAAAGAACTTGCTAGTGCATCTCCTACTGATACTTATGCTAATGCTAAGTGGTTCTATATACATAGAGATGGAGATGAGAAATATATAGGATGTATAAAAGGTAATCAATTTTATATTTGGAATGGAACCACAGGTGTTGCTGCGACTATGACTTATACAAGTCCAGCTCAGTCCTATTTAGATGGTACATTACCAACTCATTATGATATCCTAACTGTACAAGATACAACAATTGTTACAAACAAAACAAAAACAGTAGGGTTACAAGCTGCTCCTACATTTAATTCTAATAGAGTAGGTACAGTTAGATTACGTGCAGTAACACCTAGTACTACATACACTGTTAGTATAAAAATAGGAGCTACTACTAATACAGCAACCTATACCACAGGTACATCTGCTAGTGCTGATGATATACTCACAGATCTGAAGAGTGATATAGATGGGTGGACTGGGGATTTTAATAACCTTACAGTCACACGTTTAGATACAACTCTTGAGATAAGTAGCACTGTAGATTTTACTTTAAGTGGTAAGGGTGGTGCTGACAATGAAAGGTTAACAACTTTTCAAGATCAAGTAGCAAACGTATCAGATTTACCAGACCGTTCTAAACATCACAGAGTTGTTAAAGTTCTTAATACTGCAAATTCTGGAGAAGATGTATATTACTCACGGTTTATTGCAGATGATAGTGTATCAGGAGTAGGACATTGGGAAGAGTATATAGCTCCTGATGTGTCTCCTGGTTTAAATTCAGCTACAATGCCACATGAGTTAATTAATACAGGTACTAATGCGTTTACATTTAGACCTGCTACGTGGACTGATAGATTAGTCGGAGATGATGCTACTAACTCACATCCTAGTTTTAATACAAAGAAGATACAACAAGCTTTCTTCCATAGTAATAGACTTGGTTTTCTAACAGAAGATAATGTATCCTTGAGTCAATCAGGTGAGTACTTTAACTTCTACCATGTATCAGCTATGACACAGGTAGCTTCAGATCCAGTTGACTTGAGTACTTCTAGTATTAGACCTACATTATTAACAGGTGTATTACCTACAGCTCAGGGTTTGATTCTCTTTAGTAAGAATCAGCAGTTCTTAATGTATGCGCCTAACGGTATCTTTACCCCTACAACTACAATCATACGTGGTATCTCAAACTATGAGATGGACATTGATATGGACCCTGTAGATAATGGTACTAATATATTCTTTATAAGTAAGACACCTAGTTACTCACGTATCTTCCAGATGACAACTGCTGGCCAAGAGATGAATCCCACTGTGCTTGATATAGGCAGAGTTGTATCAGAATGGGTACCTGATAGCGTCACAGAAATAACAGCTAGTCCTCAGAACTCTTTTATAGCAATGTATGGTCCTACAAAACCAGACATTTATTTTTATAGAACTTATTCTGATGGGGAATCAGAAGTTATGCAATCTTGGTTTAGATGGACTTGTCCTGGTAAAGTACAGACTCTAGCTGTTGATTCTGATGTTCTATATTCTGTAACTATACAAGGTGGTAAGTACACATTACTTAGTGCTAGTTTGAACCAAACACCAGAGGAAACTATTCTTGTAAACTCTGATGGTACAAAGATGAACCCTTGTGTTGATCTTTATTCTACAGCTACAGCTGTTAAATATTTACCTATAGATGCTTTTACAATTACAGCAGGTGGTACTGGGTATACTTCAGCACCTACAGTTGCTATTACACCAATACTTTCTAGTGAAGGAACAGGAGCTACAGCTACTGCCACTGTATCAGGTGGAGCTGTCACAGCTATTACCCTTACCAATGCTGGTAGTGGATATGCTGACGGAGCTACTGTAAGCTTCTCAGGAGGTGGTGGTAGTGGAGCTGCTGCTACATGTACAGTATATGATGGAAGTAAATGTTACATACCCTTTACAGATGATACAGATTTATCAACAGTTCTTGTTGTAGGTAGTGATGCAGCAGACCTTACTAACCCTACATTCGTTGAATCAGGTTTTACAATTACACCCGGTCGTGGTACAGATGGCGTTGGGACTTATTATTCAGTAAGTGAAAAAGATCTTACTAGTGTTGCTAGTAAAGTAATTGTAGGATTCAAATATACATATGACATAGAGTTACCGAAAATATATTATAAATTAAACCCTGAAGGAACCAGATCAGATTATGCTGCTTCATTAATAGTAGCCAGAGTTAAATTCTCTACTGGTTTATCTGGAGTTGTTAGTTTTAAACTGAAACCTAAAGGCGCAGCTGAGTGGACAGATGTGCATCCAATTATTGATGCAAACTTTTACTTAGCTAACGACGTACCCTTAGCAGATCAATCAGTTCTAAGTGTACCGATACACCAAAGGAATGATAACTTTACATTAAGAGCTTATAGCGACTCACCTTTCCCTGTATCATTGACTTCTTCAATGTGGGAAGGTAATTATTCACCCCGATTCTATAGGAGATCCTAAATGACCACCGATGCTGAGAGAGAAATAATACAACATCAAACACATGCAATCATACGATCTGCTTGTGGTGAAGATAAAGACGCTGCTGAGTATCTATGGATGATAGCGCGTATAACTAGAACTTTAGATGATATCTACGATCAAGATCAGAATGTAACTCGTAGTGATCTATTAGAAGTTTTAGAGTATTTATTTGTCAAGATGCCTACTAATCAATTTTATATTAGGAATCAAGATGTATTACTTTCTCAGCATCTTAGTATGTACAATGCTTGGATGGCTGCGAATCTAGCAGATAAAGGGGATGAAACTGATAAGATATATGCTCATGTGTGGAGAGATACCCATCATGAATTAATACCAATAGTAGCTTTGATAACACAAGGTTACGAACAAATGAAACTTGTATCTAATAAGATACGTAAACTCTTTAAAAAACAATTAGGAGAATAAGACATGTCCTTTGGTGGTGGAGGGAATGATGCTGGAGATGAAGCCAACAGACTCCAGCGAGAACAAGTAGAGAAGCAGTACGAATACGAAAAGAAAGTATATGACTTTAATTGGGAGGGCTCGAAGGCTAATCCCGTAGGTCAGAACTGGAAAAACTTCAACCATCAAGTTGAAGGATTAGAGATTAGAAAACAAAATGATAAACTTGCTAGAGATTATAAACAAGCTACTAATCAACAACAGTATGATTATGGTATAGAGCAGCAAGATTATCAACATGAACAGAATCTACGAATCTACAGAAAGTCAGAAGATCAATATGGTCAACAGAGGGCATTCAATGAACTTGAAATGCAGCAAGCTCTTGATAGAGAAAAAGAAATTCTTAACGAACAATTCATAGAATCTGCTTTTCAAAATCAATCATTAATACAAGATCTTTATGAAGATGTAGGAGGTGCTGGTTACGATAAAGCTGCTCAACTATTAGGTCTTAAGGATGCTAGAGGAGAACTGAATTATCAAAAGGACCAGCAACTTACTAGGTTGAAACAAACTGCAGAAGGAGCTCGATTCGATCAAGCTGGTAAACAGTTGGAATTAGTAGACGCATCAGGTTCTACTGATTACAGAAAAGCTAGTATCACTCAAGAACTACTTGATAAAGAAGCAGCTAATAAATTCAAAAAATTAGATTTGACTTTATCTCAAACTGCAGCTATGAAAAGAGCTGACTTTGAGAATAATCTAATTATGAGAGAAATTAGTGATTCTAAAGCTAAAGCAGCTTTTGACACAACTAATGCTAACATAAAATCTTTACAACAATTAGGTACTGCTGCTACAACACAAGCTGGTAGGTCACAAGGTAAGGCTGTCCAAATGGTATTAGCTGAACTTGGTCGTCAACAGGCTTGGACTGTAGAAAGTATGGTACGTGGCGAAAGTAATGCCCGTGTCAGAATGGCACAGAATAGATTCAATGCTTTAAATACAGCAGCCTCAGCTGGTATTAAAAAAGCTCAAATTGATTATGATACATTAAGTAATATTCAAAAAGCTGAACGTGACTTAGATGAAGCTGATAGAGATCTTAGAATCACTGGAGCTCAAGGTAAGATCGATTTAGATGAGATTAGAAAAAATGTAATGGATGCTGCTGAGACCACTGATATAGAAGTTAAAGAAATCAATCGTAACCTAAAACAAAAGCAAGCAGAGTCTGGAGTTTCTCTCAAAAAAATTGATTGGGAAGTAGCTAACGTTGGTTCTAGATTTAAACATAATCAAAATGTATTAAGAGCTACTTTAGATAGTGCTGTTAAAGCATCAGTAGATGCTAAGAAGGGAATAGTTAGAGATAAATACCAAGCAGATCTTGCAGCAGAAGCACTGAGAATGCTTGAACCTGAGAGGCAGATTCCCTTACCAGAGCCATTATCTATACCTGAAACTGTATATCAAGATCCTTTAGATCCAGCTAAACCACCTGCTCCTATTAAAGGTGCATTAGCTAGAGATGTTAGTACTAGTAGAGGTACAGTTGCAAAAGTAGCTGGTGCTGCTCTCACTGGTTTAGGTACATATGCAAGTTTAGGAGGATTTTCATCAGCTGGTGCGGTTGCTGGTGCACCTTATATCGCAGCTGCAATGGCCTTAGGTACATTGTTTTTCGGAGATTAAACTATGAGAACACTTTCATACCAAGGCTCCGCTAGAGAAAGACGGAGAGGGTTTAATCCACTTAAGGTACCAGATCAAACACAAAAGTATAGAGAAGAAGCTGAAAGACAGTTACAGCATATGAAAGAATATGCTGAACAAGATCTTAAAAATAGAACTGCAGTACAAGAAGGTTTAGAAGAGAACGCTAGGATTGAAGAGAACTTTCATGAAGAAGTTGGTGAAATAGACGAAACCTTTAGAAAAGCTTATCATGAAGCAGAGATGCAACATTATAAGCAACGCTTAGCAGATGTTAAAGAAGGTGGTGGTCTATGGTTAGACTCTAAAAATAAGCAAAAAAAACTTGATGATGATTGGAAAAGGTTAGGTGAGTTAATACCTAAAGCAGTAGGATTAGCTGGCCAATATGCTAAACACAGGGATGAAAAGCTAAAACTTTATGGTATTGAAGTTGCTACAAGACATGGCCTTAGTGGTAGAGAATTAGCAGCAATTAAAAATGGTGATAGACAAGTTGGTTGGGTTCACGCAGCCTTCAAGAGTATCGAGCATAAGTTAGAGAATTCTAGTGCTGAAGAACGTAGAGCAGTATATGGCCTTAGTGGTCGTGCTCTTCTCGGTGCTCAAGGTTATGCTATATCAACAGTAGGGACTAAGTTTGAACCTTGGTTAATTAAGAATGGATCAGTTCAGTTTGCTGAAGGTATAGGTAGTTATAATGACCACATGAAGGGTATCGATGGTACCTCTACTTCAAGTGGAAGAGTACTTATAAGAGAAGCTAAGAAAGCTTTTGTCAGAGAGCACTTAGGATACGAAGATCCAGAAACAGGAGAGTGGAATCTCTCTTATGATACTAATTTTATCAATGCTCATTTAACTCCAAGATTGAATAAATCTATGGAGAAGTTTGAAGCTGAGATTGAATTAAAACAAGCAACTAAATTAGGTGAAGAACAACAGAAGGAACAAGAGACTGCTTTCAAATATTACCTTAAAGGATTTGGCGGTTCTGAAAGAGGTAATGCTGTACAGAGGTGGATTAACGAAGAAACCAGTAATGGTAAGCTACCTAATAGAGCATTAAAGAAAGCTCAAGCATTTGATATCATGGCTAGATTAGCGTCTAGTGGTGAGATGACTCGTACAGAATGGGCAGATATTAAAAACAGTAATATTGTTTTAGGAGATGCTACAAAAGGTGGTAAACCACAACGCTTAGGTACAGTATGGGCAGACAATGCTGCTGTAGTTGAGAAAGCATTTGATGAACGTGATAAATTATGGGAAGCTAGAAGAGCAGATAGTCGTAAAGTTTTTGATGCTCAAATGAAACAAGAAGCTGCCGTAGCTCTATCGAGTATGGGTAGAAACTTCACTAAGTTTGATATTGAAAACATTGAAAACCTTTATTTAGGTAATGGTTATCAACCTTCTCAGTGGGTACTTAAACTAAAAAATGCTACTGAACAAAGTATAGAAGATAGTAAATATAATCTTGATGCACTTGTTGCTGATGATTCTCTTACTATGGCTGAGCTTTATAGTGGTAAATATCATGGCAGTGTACTGAAAACCTACGAGAAGCACACTACAAATGGACCTGGTTCTATACCTTCTGAATCTAAATCAGAGTATATAGGAGCTATACGTAATGCTGTTACTTCTAAAGTAAATGGTATTATAGTAGATTCTAAACTAGCTAATTCTCAATCTAAAATACAAACAGGTAGAGCTATAAAAATACTAACTGATAGAGTTAAGATAGCTACTATTCAAGGTAAGTATGAGAATGCAACAGAAGCATGGGCAGAAGAATCAAATCAACTACGTAAGGAAATTGAAAATGGTGAAGGTATCTTTGCTCCTAAAAAGAGTGGAGGTGTTGAACTAGTTGGTAGAGAAGGAGGCTTTGCAGATCTAGACGATCCTTTAGATTACGATCGTAAAGGTGTTAGATATAGAGCTGCAGCTTCTGAAGATAAGATGTTCATATGGAAAAAAGAACAGTTCTCACAAGCAGAAGTAACTCAACTTAAAGAGGTACGTGCAGGTGGTGCTATGCCTAATTGGGCTCACCAAATAGCAGAATCTTATCCTGAGAAAGATGTAATAGATGTAGCAAATGCTATACTACTTACTGCGGGAGAGAAGCCATTAGAACGTCAAGGTCTTTCTAAAGTAAAGGACTACACTCATCCAGCAATGCACCGTTTAATCACTAAGTTCTCTTCTCAAGCTAGAACTAATAGAGCATTAAACCTTACACAAATAAGAGCAGGGCAGGTACCTACTGCTGAAGCTGAGTTAGGGATACAGAAATCTAAAGCTGTCATGGCTGCTGACCCTGATGGAGGTTATGACGCAGTTACTAGTTCACGTGGTATGTCTAGTGGTAAACTTAACTACAACACACCTTTAACAGAGATGACTGTTACTAACATAACAGATCTACAAAGACGTGAAGGTATTAAAGCTGGAGCCTATCAATTCGACTTAAAAGTACTTAACTATTATATAAATAAAGGTCCACATTACTTAGATCCTAATGAAAAGTTTACTCAAGAAGTTCAAGATAGAATCAAACGTTGGGAAATATTAAGAACTTCAGGTGAGTTTGATATCATCGACGCTAATGGTCAACTCAGAAGTGTACCAGGATTAGGTCATAATACTGATGACTGGGAAGCTTTAGATCCTGATACAGATGAACGTGTAAAAATGGCTATAGCTAGCTTAGGTGGTTGGGAAGGTAATAATGGATTTGAAGCATGGAAACTTAAACCTATATTTGGAGGTATAGCATAAGTGGATTCAGCTAGTGCATTTAACAAACTTCTAGAAGAACAACAAGCTGCTGAACAAGCTAAACTAGAAGAAGAAGAGAAAGCAAAACAACTTGCAGCTGAAGCTGAAGCTGGACCATCTGCTACCCCTGCTTTAAAAGATGTTGAGGACTACAATGTAGGAGATAACATCAAGGAATTAGGTGGTGCTGTAGTCGGTGGTGGTATCGATATTGTCAATAGTATAGGTTCTTTACCTAAATTATTCGATAAGAGATTCTATCAAGCAGATGACCCTGAGAACCCTTATAAATTTGATGCACCTTGGATAATTAAACATAAACCAATTACCCGTACAAGATGGGGTGGCTTCATACGTGGAGGCACAGAACTGATTGGAGGTATGATTGGTACTGGTAAAGTCCTATGGGGAATTAAAGGTTTAAAAGGATTAGCTACTGCAGCTAGAGCAAGTCGTATGGGAAGAGTAGGTCTATCCGCTATACAGGGTGGAACCTATGATATTATTAGTAATCAATCACAAGAGCAAAACTTAGCTAGGACATTAATTGACATTAAACCTCAATGGGCAGGGGTACTGAACCCTATTGCTACTAAAGAGGATATGTCACCAGCTCTTAAATCAGTTTATAATGTTGGTGAAGGATTAGGTATTGGTGGTTTATTTGATGTTGCTGTTGAAGCAGGTGGATGGGGATTACGATCCTATTCTATTTCTGCTAAGAAAGCAGCTAAGAAAGCTACTAAAGATTTAGATCCTATCGCTAAAGCTGTTGATAAGAGTAGTGATGTTGATTATGGTTCTGAAGCTCTTAGGATTGAAGTAGAGTCTAGAAAGGCTTATGAGCGTAGTTTATATAGAAAACTAAAAAATAAAGGTGAAGTAGATACTGATATTACTACATGGCGTAAGGCTAATAGACCATTTGATAACTTACCTAAAGAGAAGAGACAAGAACTTATGCAGCTATATGCTGATAAGAATGACTTAGACTTTGGTGAATATCGGGATATGAACCTTAGAGCTACTAGGCAAAATAAAGCAAATAAAGATCTAGCAATTGAACAACTTGAGTTTGATTTAGCTTCAGGTACACCTAGAGAGAATCCAGCCTATTATATGGGTGCGGACGTAACAGACAATCAGGCTCTGAGTAGCTCCACAAGGCCCGTCAAAGGCGTGAGAGATATGGTTGAGATACGTAATAACATAAGTCAGAAATACGGCTCTCCTAGGGGCACTCTGACGGAGGCATTTATTAGGCGAGCAACCTATGCAAAACCTGGTACTTTAACTCAAGAACGTAACTCACTAGCTAAAGTATTAGAAGCTGATCCTGCTTATCATGCACTACATGGTAAGACTTCACATAAAGCTATTGATGAAGACCTAGCTAATGCAGGTGCTGATTTAATTAGTTTTGTTAATGAATCAGGGCATAGTCGTTTAGTCGAAGTACCTCAACAAGATATACTTAAGTATATTAGATCTAAGGACCCAGATAAGCCTACAGTTATTGAAGGTTTTAAATCAGCTGTTGATGGATTAGGAAGCCTTAACAGATCACAGTTAGTAGCTACTGATGTGATACTTGGACAACTTCTTTATGAATCCAGAGACTTAGCTAAAGCTGCTCTCAGCGTAGCTGATGAAGTAGATATATTAGCAGATGGTTCTGTATTAGATGGTATACTTGCACGTTATGCAGACATAGCTAGGTTACGTAAGGAAACAAGTTTACTATCTAGTTTTGAACTGAAGAAATTTAAAACTCAAGGTAGATTAAAAGATAGCTTAAATGATGCTGATATAAGAGGTAGAGCTTCAGATGCTGCTGCAGAAGAAATAACAACCTTCAAACAACTCTTGAAGAGTGATGTAGATGATGACTTATTAGAATCCTTTATACACTTTACAGCTACTGGTAATGGTAATAAGCAGACCTGGAAGGATATGCAAACCTTCTTTAACCGTAAACTACATGGTTATAGAGAAGGTACACAATACCAACGTAATGCTATACTAAATGAACTCCAAACAATGGGAGTTAATAGTATGTTATCTGGACCTAAAACTCCAGTACGTGCATTAGTAGGTACAGGACTACAGACTATTATGAGACCTGTTGCTACTATATTAGGCAGCCTTGGTAAAGGTAATGATCGTGTAACTAAGGGCGCTTTTCAGACTTTAGGTGGTATGATAGATGCTCGACATGATGCTTGGCGTAAAGCTATAGCTGATTTTCAATCTTATAATATACACGAAGAAGGATGGAGAGGATTCACCACTAATACTGCTGACCAAGAATGGCAAGGTATGATGAAATACTTTGACCAGTACGGTACAGATGGTGAGAAAGCTGCATCAATATTCGCTAATCAGTTACGTGAAATAAATAGAATGCCTATATTTAACTATGGTCCTAGGATTATGAGATCCTTAGATACATATTTCACACAACTTATAGGTAGAGGAAGGCAAAGACAGTTAGCATTTGATGATGTATGGACAAAAGCTGAATCTATGGGTGAGATTTTGTCTGATACAGATTTAGATAAGATGGTAAAAGCAGCTGAAAAGGACTTCGAAAGTAAGGTATTTACTGCTGATGGTCAGATATCAGATGAGATGGTTAAATTTGCATCTGATGAAGCTAAGCTTACAGCTGAATTAACTGGATTTGCTAAAGATTTAGATAAAGTATTCGAGAAACAACCATTCCTCAGGCCATTCTTCCTATTCGCTAGGACAGGTGTCAACGCTTTATACATGACTTCCAAGTATACACCTGGAGTTAATCGTATAATACGAGAGAATGTTGACATAATGACTAAATCCTTTGATGACCCTGTGATGATTAAGTATGGTATCAAGAGTCAAGCTGACCTTGAAATCGCTCAATCAGTCGTACGTGGTAGAGAAGCTATTGGATTTGGTGTGACAGGTACAGCTGCTCTAATGGCACTGAACGGTCAGATCACTGGTAATGGACCTCCTGATAGAGGATTAAGAAATAGCTGGATGCAACAAGGTTGGCAGCCTAGATCTATCAAGATTGGTGGCGCTTATGTAAGTTATGAAGCATTAGAACCTTTCAATATGTTCTTTAGTTTCATTGCTGACGTAGTTGATGCACAGAAAGTTATGGGTGATGAGTGGGCTCAGAATGAATTTGGTAAAGCTGCTTATATATTAAGCGCTAATGTAACAAATAAAACATTCCTAGCAGGCTTATTACAACTACAAGACCTCTTAACTAGCCAAGGTAATGATGCTCCTAGAGTAGCAGCTAACTTTGTTAACAATCAAATACCACTATCTGGTATGAGAAATGAGATAGGTAAGCTACTTTCTCCTGGTATGAGAGAATTAGAGAGTGGATTCTGGCAAAGTGTAGGTAATAGAAACCTTTGGGTTGACTTTTTAACTCCCGGAGAGATGCTACCATATAGGTATGACATTTTAAATGGTGAAAAATTAAGGGATTGGGACCCTATAACACGTTTTGTTAACGGAGTTCTACCATTTAACATCAATGTTGGTACTAATCGTACCAGAGAATTGCTAATGAGAAGTGGTTTAAACCTTAAACAGACCTTTAATACTGGACCTAATGGAGAATCCTTAGAAGATAATCCTGACATTAAGTCAAAATATCAGTTCTATATGGGTCAACAGAACATAGAAGCTGAGCTTCAGAAGAAATTAACCCCTCAACTTGTTGAATCTATTAAACGAATGGAGAGACAAAGAGATCAAGGTATGATTTATGAAGCTAGAAAGACCTTACATGGACCAATTATTGAGCAAGTATTTGCAACTGCTAAGGCTAACGCTTGGCAAATGCTCTTACAAGACCCTAAAGTTGGTGGTAGAGCAGATAGATTAGGCTATATGCACAGGTTACGATTACTAGGTGACAGGAAGAGGATGGTAGGAGATGAGACTGGTTCTCAAAATATATATAATCAAATAGAAAAACTAGAGGCAATGCCCATTAAATGATCCGCCCGATCACTTTACACAATAGCGTAAATGGCTGTAACACAAGTTAATTACACAGGGAATGGTTCAACAACGAACTATTCATTTACATTTCCATATTTAGATAAAACGGACGTTAAAGTCAGAATTGACGGAACGATCCAACCTACAACTGCATATTCATTTGCCAACGCTACTACGATCGCAATGGACTCAGCTCCAGCAAATGGAGCTAAGGTGGTTATTCTTAGAGATACTAATGTAGATAGTAGAAAAGCTACTTTCTATGCTGGTTCTGCTATTAAATCAGAAGATCTAAACGATAACTCCGACCAGGTACTTTATACAGTACAGGAGATTGATAATAATGCCATGACCACTGATGGCACAACACCTATGACAGGTAACTTTATCTTAGGTGAAGATCTCTCTATTATATTTGAAGGTGCAACAGATAATGCTTATGAAACTAGTCTTAGTGTCGCTGACCCTACAGCTGATAGGACTATCACCTTACCTAATGAAACAGGTACAGTAATTACCTCTGCTAGTACTGATGTTATTGATTCAGCTCATTATGTTGACGGGTCAATAGATCTAGCTCACATGTCAGCTAATTCAGTAGACAGTG